CATCTATTAGCAATAACGTAGCAACTTTAGTATTATCAAATCCTGGCATATTTACTACAGGTCAATCAATAACAGTGTCTAATTGTGGTGCAACGTATAACGGCACATACACATTAACAGGATCATTCCCTGGTACTACAGTGCCCGCTTCAATCGGCACAATGTTTTGGAGTACATACGCATTAAGTTCATACCCTAACGGCTACAGCTTTATTCAATACGCAAAAACAGCTGCGGATGACAACTTTCATTTTGTTAAACCATACGGCCGAGCCCTTGGCCCCGAGCATAAAGCACAGGCTTACACTGCGACCCCTGCCATCAGAGAGGCTGCGATGATCGTAGCTGTAGACATCTGGCAAGCACGTCAAGTCAGCCAGACTGGTGGGGTAGGTATGGATGGGGTATCTGCAAGTCCGTACAGGATGGGATACCAATTGATAAATCGGGTCAGAGGCCTCATCCAACCGTATTCAAGTCCTAACTCACTGGTCGGCTAATGCCAGCCGCAATAACTACACTTAGAAGCACGCTAGCCACATCTCTAGCAAACGCTGGCGTGTGGTCTACCTTTGCATTCCCACCTGCAACTCTATTGGCAAACAGCGTTGTAATTACACCTAGTGATCCTTACTTAGTGCCGTCTAATAATGACTACACAAGCATCGCACCTCTAGCCAATTTTAAGGTAATGATCTGCGTACCAGCCTTTGATAATCAAGGCAACTTAGCAGGCATAGAAGATTTTATTGTCGCCGTTGTGACTAAACTAAACGCATCATCTTTGGTGCTAAACATATCAAGTGTCTCCGCTCCAGCTATCGCTAGTGTGGCAAGTGGAGATTTATTAACGTCAGAGATCACTGTATCAATTCTAACGAGCTGGAGTTAAAATGAGTCTAACACCTGAAGATTTAGCCTTCTTAAAAAAGATAGGTCAGATCGAAGAAGCACCAAAACCTGCACCAACTAAAGACAAGGACAAGGAGTAACAATGGCAATTTTCTTAAATAACACCGCATCGGTTACCTTTAACAGCGTTGATCTTTCAGCGTATGTTACATCTGTAACTATCAATCAATCATTTGATGAACTTGAAGTAACTGCTATGGGCGATACTGCTCATAAGTTTGCTAAGGGCCTAGAGGCAAGCACTATCACTCTAGACTTCTTAAACGATAACGCTGCAGCTACAGTAATTCCAACCCTGCGTGCTGCCTACGGTACAACTGTACCTTTGGTAATCAAGCAAACCACTGGAGCAGTATCAGCGACAAATCCTTCATATAGCACTACTGTATTGGTTAATAACCTACAAAACGTGAATGGTGCTGTTGGCGATATTTCATCACAAAGCATTACATTTACCTGCAACAGCGTAATTACTGTAGCAGTAGCATAAGGAGAACTAATGGCAAAGCTAAAGATAACAAGGGCTAACGGAGAAGTATCTGAACACAAGATTACTCCGGGTGTCGAGTACGCTTTCGAGTTAAAGTATGGCGCAGGAATCTCAAAGGTTCTACGCGATCACGAAAGGCAAACGGAGATTTACTACCTTGCCCATGAATGTTTGCGTAGGGCCAATGTGACTGTGCCAGTCTTCGGCCTAGAGTTTATTGATTCTCTAGAAACCGTTGAAGTATTGGATGAAGAAAAAAAATAACACAGCGTGATTCAATAACCTACACGATAGCAAGTCTGTCGGTAGAGACAGGAATTGCGCCCCAGGCTTTTATAGATATGGATCAAGAAATGCTTAGGGCAATTGTCCAAGTGTTGTCGGATCGAGCTAAGGAGATCAAGAATGCCAGTAAACGTCACAGGCGTTAAACAACTCCAAAAGGCTATGAAAAATGTAGACAAAGATTTAAATAAAGAGATGTCTAAAAACATTAAACAGGCTATGTTAATTGTGCGTGATCGAGCACATGGATACTTGCCAGCGCAAAATGAAGTGTTAAGCGGCTGGGGTAAAGGCACTGCATCTATTGAAACAATTAAAGACCCTAAAAAGTTATTTCCACCCTACGATTATGCGTTTGCAAAAAGCAAAATACAATACTCTGCAGGTCAAAACAAACGCAACGATAGCGGATTTAAAGCCGCTTTTTATGTTTACAATAATTCTAGATCAGGCGCTATCTTTGAAACAGCCGGTCGTTTAGGTAAGCCTAGATATGACAGGTCATTAAACCCTAATGCTTCTGCCCAGTTTAATTCAGCTGCTGAAATGCTTTCTAGTATGAAAGGGCAAGGCATGCAAAAAGGCCGTGTAATTTATCGTGCTTGGGATGAGACTAAAAACAAAGTTATTCCACAGGTAGTTAAAGCAATTGATACCGTAGCCGTCAAGTTTATAAAAGACACAGAAATTAGAAAGGCTGCATAGTGCCTAATTTAATTGTAAGCGCAGTCAGCACCTTTGACAACAAAGGACTTAAAAAAGGCCAAAAGGAAATCAGTGCATTTGACAAAAGCGTTAAATCATTAGGTAAAACTTTTCTTGGCGTATTCGGCGCTCAAAAGTTATTGGCGTTTAGCAAAAACGCAATTAAAGCATTTGCTGCAGATGAAGCTGCTGCCAAGTCTTTAGCCACACAATTACGAAACTTAGGCTATGGCTTTGCTACCACCAATGTTGAAGACTACATAGCACAATTAGAAAAAACTACTGGCGTATTAGATGACCATTTGCGACCCGCATTTCAAACATTATTAACTACTACAGGATTAGTTACTGAAAGCCAAAAAGCCTTACAAGTAGCTTTAGATACTAGCGCTGCAACTGGTATGAGTTTAGAGGCAGTCAGCTCTGCATTAGCTGCTGGATACCGTGGTCAAACTAAGGCTCTTAGACCATTAGGAGTTAATCTGTCTAAGACAGCTTTAACTGCTGGCAATATGGCAACGGCATTAAAAGAAATAGGCACAGCATATTCAGGGCAGGCTGCCGCAAGATTAGATACTTACGCTGGTAAAATGGATTTACTACAAGGGGCTGCATCTCGTGCTACTGAAACAATAGGCAAAGGGTTGCTTGATTCTTTATCTTTGTTATCTAAAGACAATTCAATACAAGGCGCAGCAGATGATATGGAAGATTTTGCAGTATCTATTTCAGATGCTACTTATGGAATGGCTGCATTATTAAAGAAAATTGATAAATTAACAGGGTTAGACAAAGTTAGTATTGATACGTTATTTACTATTGCCAATCCAGCATTAGGATTACTAGGAAACTTTGGAGCATCTCAAAGACCTAACACCGGTAGATCAAGTAGAACGTATCAAGGTGGGCAAACTTCTAATGATCTGTATATATTACGCAAAAAAGAAGCAGATGTAATTAAAAAAGCTGCCGCTGCTAGAGCTGCTGAATTAGCATTATTAAATAAAAAGAATGAAATCGATAAACTTAAAGAAAAGTTTGATGTAGAGCGCATAGGCCTTAATGCTGCCCTTAATGCTGCTACCGATGAAGAGACTAAACTACGCATTAAGGCCCAGATAGCAATCCTGGACAATAACGAGGCTTTGGCTAAAAAGTATAATGCTGAGTTAGAAGCTGCTAACAGTGCTATGAAGTTGGCGCAAGAATTAACAGCTACTACAGATGCTATGGCTAAACTTAGAGTAGTTACTCAGGCCGATTACACAAAACAGATGTATGCAGGCTCATCAATTTATTACAACACTTACAATGCTGCTAGCGTGCCTATGGGCACTGCAAGTGGTGCTGGCACTACAGTTGTAAACAATACTACTAACTTGCAAGTAGAAGGATCTGTAATATCACAAGATGCTGTGTTAAGCACAGTTCAAGAAGCATTACAAAGATTAAATAAGCAAGGCTCTCCTACTTACGCAGCCGGACAATAACTATGGCTGTACCAGTAATTAATGCAATTATTAACTTCTCAACTGGACCAGCAACTGCGCAGGCTATGCAGATTGATATTGGTAAATTAGGAGTAAACGTATTAGCTGATGCAGTCGCAGTTATTGTTGATGTATCTAATCAGGTAGATTCAGTTAGGACTGCTAGAGGCCGTAACGTATTAGCAGATCAATTTCAGACTGGCACACTTAGCTTGCGATTAGTAGATCAAAATGGTGATTTTAACCCACAGAATCCAACAGGTCCATACTTTGAATTACTAACCCCTATGAAGAAGGTGCAAATAACTGCAACCTACTCAGGAGTAACTTATCCAATCTTTGCAGGCTTTATTACATCCTATGTAACTGTTCAGCCTAAAGATGCTACAGAGGTTGCCTATACAACTATCACAGCTGTAGATGCTTACCGTTTAGCACAGAATGCTCAGATTACAACAGTGACTGGCGCTAGCGCTGGAGATCTGTCAGGCACACGTGTTAATCAAATCTTAAATACTATTAATTGGCCTAACACTCAGCGTGATGTAGATGCAGGTCTTACTACCGTACAAAATGATCCAGGCACTAATAGGACTTCTCTGTCAGCCTTGCAGACTGTAGCCGATAGCGAGTATGGGGCAATCTATGTTGATGCTTCTGGCAACTTTGTATTTCAAGATAGAGCGGTAACCGTTGGATCTATTGGCGGCACGCCCACAGTGTTTACTGATAATGGTGCTGGTATTAGATATGCCAATGCTACGTGGGTGCTTAATGACTATTTAGTATTTAATTCTGCAAGCATTACTAGATCAGGCGGCAGCGCTCAATTAGCCATTAACCAGCCTTCTATTGACAAATACTTTATACATTCCTACACCCTGACAGACCTACTTATGCAGACCGATGCCGTGGCGCTTGATTACGCTAGGGCCTATGTAGCTTCTAGAGCTGAGACTACTATTCGATGTGATGCTATTGAACTTGATTTATACACTGCCGACTACAACGCAGGCACTATTGCAGCCCTTAGCCTAGATTTCTTTGATCCAATCACAGTAATCACCACACAGCCAGGCGGATCTACCCTGAACAAAACCCTACAGATTTTCGGAGTGGCCTTTAACATTACCCCGAATAGCTTCAAAACTACCTTCACAACACTAGAACCTGTTATAGATGGGTTTATAATAGGCAACGTAGATTACGGTGTCTTAGATCAAAACGTATTATCTTATTAAGGAGATATAATGGCAACAGGATTTCCAGCAGTAACCGGTGACGTACTTACATCCGGTATGTTTAACGGACTGACATCATTCACAGTAGGCACTGCTAACACGGCAGATTATACAGCTGTATCTGCAGATCAATATCAGGTATTAGAGATAATGAATAAAGCAACTGCTATTGCGTTTAAGATTCCTACTAACGCATCCGTTGCATTTCCAATAGGCACAGCACTGACAGTATTAAATATTGGTGCAGGTACTTGCACAATTAGTGCAGTTACATCTGGCACTACAACAGTATTAAGTGCTGGCGCTACTGCAGCATCTCCAACCCTTGCACAATATAAATCAGCAGTATGTATTAAAACTGCCACAGATGCTTGGTATGTTGTAGGCGGAATTGCATAATGATTGGTAACATAATTGCTTCAATTTATGGCTCACCTTTAGTTACATTAGATGTTGAATATTTAACTATTGCAGGTGGTGGAGCCGGTGGTAACAATGGTGGCGGTGGTGGTGGTGCTGGTGGATACCGAACAGGCACTTTAACATTTAATAAAAACGCAAATATAACTTGCACAGTTGGTGCCGGTGGCGCAGGAACATCAGAAAGTGCTGGCGGTCAATCAGCTGGTGCTGTTGGTTCTAACTCTGTCTTTAGCACAATTACCAGCGCTGGTGGTGGCGGTGGTAGTGCAAACAATGTTGGCGGAACGAGTGATGGCGGATCAGGCGGTGGCGGTGGTGGTAACGCTTATGTTACTGGCGGAACTGCAACTCCATCTGGTCAAGGTAATAATGGTGGTGATGGTGGAACTGCTGGTGGTTTTGTTGCTGGCGGTGGCGGTGGTGGTGCA